CGGCAACGACAGCCGGGCCGGCCGCGCTGGTGCTGGTGGCGCTGCCCTGGCTGTTCGTGGCCGTGGCGCGCAGCTTGGGCACCTTGCCGCCACTGCCAGCCGGGTAGGTGGTGGCACCCAGGGTCACGCTCGACAGGGCGAGAACGTCGTCAAGCAGCAGCTCGTAGGTGATCGTCGGCGAAGGGTTGCCGGTCGCAACGGCTGCGGTTCCGGTGATCGGCTGGCCTTCGGTCGGGGTGCCGGTGATGGCCGGGGGCGAAGTGAAGGCCGGCGCGGTGAACGGCGCAGCAACAGCAGGCCCGGCCGCGCTGGTGGCAACAGCGTTCGGCAGGGTGCCGTTGCTGGCCGTGACGCGAACCTTGGGCACTTGGCCCGAGCTGCCGGCGGGGTAGAGGGTGACGCCCGAGGTGATGCCGGTCAGGGCCACCACGTCATTCAGCAGCAGGTCATAGGCCAGGGTCGGCGCAGGCGTGCCGGTGGCGGTCGCGGCGCTGAAGTTGATGGCCTGACCCTCACGCGGGGTGCCGGTCACAGCAGGCGCAACGGTGATCGTGGGCGCAACGGTGCTGGCCGCGATGTTGACGCTCGGGCTGTTCGCCGTGGCGTTCGGGCTGATTCCGTTGGCGGCGGTCATGACGACGACAACCGGCTGGCCGGCCGTGCCTGCGCCCAGGGTGTAGCTTCCCGAGGTGATGTTGCTGGCAACGATGGTGCCATTCACTCGGGCCGCATAGGTGTTCGTCGGGGTCGGGTTGCCGATGGACGAGCCGGGCGTGAAGGCCAGCGGCGAGCCAGCGATGGCGCTGGTGATGCTCGGCGCGGCGGTGATCGTCGGCGCGGTGTCGGGCGCGTTGCTCAGGTCGACGACAACACCGATGCCGCCATCGCTGGTGGTCAGTTCGAGGACGCTGTTCGCCGACGTGATCTGATCGACGTTGCCCACGCCAACCTTCCAGGACATGACCTTCGCCTGGAAGTAGTAGACATCGCCGTTTTGCGTGGTTACGCTGAAGCTGCGGTTGCCGTCGATCAGCGATGCGGCCTTCATCAGCGCCTGGCCGGAATCGTCGGTGTCCAGCCCGAGCTGAATCGCCATCTGGCCCTCGTTGAACGATCCCTTGTGCTTCTGCGTGCCGCGCGTTGCAATCGGGTTGTGCGTGACGAGGTTGTACTCGCGCCCGAATTCGCCGAGGTCGGTCACTTCGCCGACGATGACATAGGTCAGCGCAGCGTATCCGGCAACGTCAAAAGTCGCCGGGGTGCCAGTCGAAACCCGCAGGATCGAGCCGGCCGAGGTGTTGACGCTCATGGTAGGGCGATCCTCATTCGTCGTAGGTCAAATTGTAGTCGGCCGGCTGCGTCCAAGTGTCCGATTCGTGGTCACGGTCCACAGGGCCGAGAAGAGCGAAGCGGCAGGAGATGACGAGCTTGCCGGCGTGCGTCTGGTGGTGCGCAAAGTCGATGGCATGCCGGATGGCTGCGTGGATCGCCTTCACGTCGCCGAGGTTGTGCGCCAGGGGGTTGATCTGGATTCGCGCCCGGGCATGCTTGGGGCCGTTCTGGTAGGCCACGTTCGGCATGGGCGTGGCATCGACAACTTGATAGACGACAGCCGGTAGGGCGGTATTCGTCGGCAGGGTGCCCAGGGCGATGCGGTCGCCAACCAAAGCAGCGATGCCCGGGGCCTGGAGCATGCTGGCAATGACAAGCTCGGGGTTCATCAGCGGCCTCGCTTAGCGAATTCGGTGTTGATGCCGCGACGGACGCGCGCCCGGAAGGATGCGAGCGATTCCTGCACGGTCGCATCAAAGGCCGGCCGCATGAAGGGCTGGGCCTTGGCGCCGGGGTGCTGGATCGGCTTGCGCGTGGCGATGGTCCGGCCGTTGACGCGGAACACCATCGCGCCGCCTTCCTTCTTGGGCTTGATGAGGTGCGCTGCGGTGCCGAACTCGACCATGTGGGCGTAGAACACTCGCTTGGTGCCGCCAGCGCGGATGCGCGCGGAAACCCGGCCGCGCCGGCTGCTGGTGCTGACGCGGATGGTCTTGCGCAGCTCGCCGTAGTCGTAGGGGGTGCGCCGCTTGACTTCCTCGGCCATCTCGACAGCGCCGGCCCGCAGCGATGCGCGCAGGATGTTGGCCTCCAGGCGCGGGGCGAGGTCTTTCAGCAGCTTGTCCAGCTCGGCGAGGCCTTCGATCTTGACTTCCGTGACCATCATCCCTCCACGCAGTCGAAGATCACGGATTCGCGCCGCTCGTCGGGGCTGTGCGCGCCGGTGATGCGCAGCACGCGGTCGCCGTAGACGATGCGCCATGCGTCGGCCGTGGTCGGGGGCATGAGGTCTTCGCGGTAGCGCACGCGGACGGTGTGCGTCAGCAGCGATTCCTGCGCGCCCAGACGGATGCGCTCTCGCGTGCTCATGGGCTTGATGTGCGCCCAGACGGTAGCCACGTCGATCCAGCCGGCCGAGGGGTGCCCGTAGGCGTCCTTGGCGACGCCGGGCCGTTGGATGGTGATGCGCCGGTTCAGCCGGCCGGCAGCGATCACGCAACCCCCAGGCCGATGCGGTAGGGCTGAAGCAGGTTCATGACGCCCAGCGGCAGCTCGACGGTGTTACCCGCGTCACGCACGCCGACAACAGCCTCGCGGTTCTCGTACAGGTGGGCGATCAGCAGCAGCATGGCGGCCTGGATCGGCCCATTCAGCACGATGCCGGTGGTGTCGCTGCCCACGTCGCCGGCCGTGGCGTAGACGGTGCGGTTGAGGTGCGCCATGACGTGCCCTTCGGCCGCCGCGATGTAGATGCCCAGCAGCGCATCCTCGTCGGTATGGTCGATGCGCGTGTGCAGCTTGGCGGTGGCAAGGTCGATGAGGGGCATGGTGCGTCCGGTTGTAGCTGTTGTTTAGCTCGGCGCCTGTTAGGCGGCCTTCGCGCGCTTGATCTCGGCCAGGATGCGAGCATCGCTCCATCGGCCGTCGATCTTGATGCCCAGGGCCTCGGCTTGTTCGCGCGGGGTCGGCTCGGGCTCGGGCTCGGGCTCGGGCTCGGTGACAGGCGCCGGGGCCGGTGCGGGCGCGGGCTCGGGCTCGTGTTCGACTGCCCAGCCGGACAGGACGAATTCTTGGCCCTGGAAGTCGGGCACATCGACCACGTCGCCGCGTTGCAGTCGGCCGTGCTTGTCGTGGTTCAGGCGCTTGGCGGTGATGCGGATGAGCATGATGGTTTCCTTCGCGGGGGAGTAAGCCCCCAGCCTAAGCCGGGGGCGATGCGTCATCAGACAGCCGGGCGGATCAGGCCGTAGTAGATGCCGGCCGGGCGGTCGCAGGCGAGGCCCAGGCGCTCTTCGGCGCGGATCGTGATGAGGTTTTTCGTGAAGTCGTCGTTCACGTAGCCCATTTCGACCGTGGCCGAGCTGCGGTTGAAGATCACGGCCGAGTCGGAGAAGCGGGCGACCAGCAGGTTGCCGGCAGCCAGCTTCGGCGAAAGGACCACGCGCAGGCCGAACGGGTTCATCGCCGAGTTCATGCCGGGCATGCCGTACAGGTACTGGCCGGTGCCAGCGCCCTCGCGGGTGCGCTCCATCGCGCCCCAATCGGCCGGGTTCACGATCACGGTGTCAGGCGTGTTGCCCGAGGCCCACATGGTGTACTTGATGCGGTTGATGGCATCGACCAGGGTGTCACCAGCGGTCGGGGTGTAGGCGGTGAAGTTGCCCGCATCGGTCAGGCCAGACAGGTTCGGCGCGGTGCCGTTGCCGTTCAGCAGTTGCTGCTCGATGCGCTGGCCCAGGCCGTCACGCAGGCGGGTCTCGATGTAGGCAACCACGGCCGGGGCGTCGGCCAGAAGCTGGTTGCTGATCTTGATCCAGTGCGCAACGGTCTCAATCGGCACGTTGTACTGCTCGAACGTGATGTCCGACTCGGGCTTCGCGGCGGCCTGGGCGGTTTCGGCAGCGTCGTTGGTGAACGAGGCTTCGCGCAGGCTGTTGACCATGTTCGAGCTGACCGGGATGGCGCGGATCACGTCACGCACGGTAAGGGGCACGAACGAGCCCGGGATGACGCCAGGGCGCTGATCCGGGAAGACGGTGGTCGAGCCCGAGGTCACGGTGTTCTTGACTTCG